CGGATGTCCATACTTCAAAATACAAAACATACGACTATGTTCGAAACCATCTTGTATTCCATCATTATTTCTGCGCTAACGTATTTAACACAATATGCTACCGATTTATGGATGCCTCTCTCGAGATACCGCGATTCCATTCGAGGAGTTTTTCTGCGGAAATACGTATTGTGTATTGATGGAAAAACGTGTACGACTACTTCCGCCTATTCGGTCAATACGCGGGTGACGACAATATATTCCGACAATTTCAAAGCGGTGTGGAGTTATATCCTAAAAAGTTTGCCGAAAAATGAGAGTATCTACGAAATTCGCGAGGTGGCAAATACGTATCGAATTCGACTCGACGATGAGATGCAAGACATAAACCCTGGAATGTATATTGTCTCTCAACGCGAGCAGTTTTTGCTAGATGCCGATTTAGAAATTTATGCTACGACTACCCAAACCAACGAACATGTGGAGGAAAAAGCCGTTACGCGGACAAACAAGATTGAAATTACACTCTATTCGTATAAAAGCAACGCAAACGTATTGAAACAGTACGTTGAAAACCTTACTTCCCGGTATTTATCGGAATTGTCCGATTCTCGAAATAATAAACGGTTCTTGTATTCTCTTCTCAAACCGGATACAACTAGTGATACATTCACTTTATGGCGTGAATCCGAGTTTCATAGTTCAAAGACATTTCAGAATGTATTCTTCGAGAACAAACAGAAAATCGTGGATCAAATCGATTTTTTCCTGAAAAACCGGGAGTGGTATGATACGTATGGAATACCGTATACTCTCGGAATTGGACTGTATGGTCCTCCCGGAACCGGCAAAACATCGTTTATTAAAGCACTCATGAACCATCTCGGTGACAGACATTTAGTGAATATGCCGTTGTCGCTCATCAAAACCAAAACACAATTACAAGAATACTATTACGAGAGTCGGTTCACGGACCATAATAAACCGAATTCGGTGGGGTTTGATAAAAAACTCATTGTCATCGAGGATATCGATTGCGCGAGCGACATTGTGATGGAACGGAAGACTACTACAACGAACCCGCAGAATATGATAGACGAATGTCACGATATAACGTTGAATGATCATATTCAAACATTTGACAAAGAAATACAGAAAACGGTAAAGGAGAATATTGTTGCCGAAACCCAAAAATTATTGTCGAAAATGACGCCACCCATCGACGACCGTATCACTCTCGATGATGTGCTGAATTTATGGGATGGTATTCGCGAAACGCCTGGACGTATTCTAATAATCACGTCGAATCACTACGATAAACTAGACACGGCAATTCGTCGACCTGGACGAATCGATATCACATTGGGTTTGGAAAATGCCTCACGCGAAACAATTGCCGAAATGTTTTTCCATTTTTATAAGAAACCGATAGATCCGGAAATACTCTCGAAAATCGATTCGCGGTTGTATTCTCCCGCTGAAATCGTCAATATATATACCGCCTACAAAACCGACGATGTAGGGTTTTGTGAGAGATTGGCGATGAATAAAAAACTGTGAAGCGGGTTCACAGAGTCGTCTGGACGTAGTAAATTGTATGAAACTCTTTCGAATTGAGTTGTCCAAGTTTATTGAAAAAATAAATGTGAAACATATATTCACATTTATTTTTATAGTGTTTTATAGTTTTTGTGTATGTTTTATAGTTTTTATGTATGTTTTATAGTTTTTGTGTATGTTTTATAGTTTTTGTGTATGTTTTATAGTTTTTATGTATGTTTATCTTGTTGTATTGTCTTCATATATGTAGGTATGTATTTTTTGCTTTATTCAGTAATCAATCGAGGAACCACATTAATCGTTTGTAATTCTTGCGATAACAGTTTGTATGAATAGGGAATATTGACTCTCGAAAATTCCGTCATATTTTCGCATGTATTACAACGATGTATCGTGAAATCGGAATTCGCAGTTCGGTCGCCGTCATTAAACGGCGCAATCATGCCGCATTTCTTACAAACGTGTGTGCTGTATTTATCCGATACATCATACAATCGTTCTTTACAAAACGACGACATTCCGTGCGCAATCATCACATCACGTTCCATTTCTCCAATACGGAAACCACCATCGCGTGACCTTCCTTCAGCCGGTTGACGTGTGAGATTCACCATCGGACCAATCGAACGACTGTGTTGTTTGTCATTGACCATATGTTTTAGTCTCTGATAAAACACCGGACCCATAAAGATACTGGTTTCCAATTGTTCACCCGTCAGTCCGTTATACATAATCTCGTTTCCATAACTCTCATACCCTAATTTCTGTAATTCTTCCGAAATCGTTTTAATATCCAAGTTCCCGAAACTCGTTCCATCTCCGAAAATACCCAACTCCAACAACACTTTGCCCAACAACGTTTCCTTCAATTGCGCTATCGTCATACGCGAAGGAATAGCATGAGGGTTGATAATGATGTCGGGTCGCAATCCGTCTTTCGTGAAGGGCATATCGCATTCTGGAATAATGTTTCCGCAAGTCCCTTTCTGTCCATGGCGTGAAGAATTGCCGATGATTAAACACGGACTGGTTTGCGATTCGCGCATATAGTATACGTGAGAACTCGGCATTTCAATACAGTAGACTTTCCCGCAATAATCCAGTCGAGACTCGACGTTGGACGCGTTGTCTTTCTTGTATATCCATGGTTGGTTTTGACTACGGATAATACTTACTTTGTAATAGGTATGTTGAAGAGTAACCGATACCTCTTCGCCAGCACGCGACCCCAAGTTGCGTTTGCCTGTTCGAGCGATTCCAGTGGGTTCTTCAGCAATTTTCACAATACCAGACCAACCACAGTGTAATGCTAGACGTGTAATATCATCTGCAAGTTGTTTGCTGATGGTTCCATACCGACTGAATCCGGCCTCACCGTTGTATTCCATAGTATGACCATCGCCTTGAAGAAGCGCTTCCATCAATACAATAGATTGACGTTGAGAGAGATTCCATACATATTCGGGCAGATGTTTGTTTAATGAGCCGACAGATAATTTTATTAAACTCTCGCGAAGAGCAGATACACTACTATTTGCGGGTGATATACAATAATTACCGTTTGAGTGTGTAGTGTATGGAATATGTAGTGTTTCCAAGATACTCTCAATAAACTCCGTTTTACGTGTTTTCAACGCTGTTATGTATACATACCCGGTGGTTTTATTTGCGCTTCCATCACTAATAAACATCCCAACCAATTGAAGCCACGCGTCCATATCATAGTCGGTTTCGCCAATACGAATGGTTGCTTGATCTGGATATGCGTTTTCCATTGTTTTCTGGAATCGCACTTGTTTTTTAGCAGACATCACAGTTCCGGCCTCGATTAGTTCGTATCCTAACGACACTTTACGACGACGTTCGACATACAACTTGTGGTTGTGGGTACATACGAATTCAACCTGTTTGTTTTTGAAAGAACACAACGGTTGGTCTTCGCCGGTGATAGAGTCGTGGTCGTATTCGAATTTCGCGGAAGGGAATTCGTAGCACATCTTGCCGTTTACATCCAAAGAACATACGCGATGGACCGCGGGATCTACATCACGAATTTCGACCCATCCTTTATCAGTGAGCACTTGTTGTGTTGGCAACGCGCAGAATTTATCACCCAACACCGGTTTACGCAAAATACGCACACGCACTTTGGCGAAATTGTATCCATCACCGTTGCGCCCGGTATAGTTTTTGTCAATATAGGTTTCTTCCGTAGTACGGAACGTCTTGCTCTGGTCTTCGTATTTGATGGTTTTGGTAGGGTCATTGCGATTTTCTTTGATGGGAATGATTTTCGCGATAATGACGTCGCGGTTTTCCACCATATCGTTTTCGGGAATAAACCCTTGTTCGTTCAACTTGTCGTAGTTGCCAAACTTGATACCTTTGGTTTTTTGTTTGTTTGGTTTACAACGGATAATTTCGTCACGAATGATGTTCTTGTCTTCGTCCTTCTCGGTATGGTAAATGGTAGACATAAACAGTCCACGGTCGATGGACCCTTTGTTCACCAACACACTATCCTCTTGATTATAACCGGTATGGGTCATAATGGCAACATGGATTTGCTGACCGGATGGGATTTTGTTGAGTTGGATGAAATTCATCAGACGGGTATCGACGAGTGGACGCGAAGGATACGACAAAATATACGCGGTTTTATCCATACGCTGGTCGAAGTTGGTAGAATAAATACCGATGGACTGCTTACTCATAGCGCACTGATATGTATTACGGGGTGCTTGGTTGTGTTCAGGAAACGGAATACACGAAGCCAATACGCCGAAAATCGTGCTGGGATGAATTTCACAGTGTGTGTAATTGATACGGAATCGCGGGTCAACCAAATATCGGTTCTTCGATTTCATAGCAATCATCGAGTAGTTTTGTTCTTCGGGGTCGATGTATTCGATGACAGATTCTTCCATGCGACAATTGGTCAGTAAATCATTCCACGACAATTGCTTGGTTGCGATTTTGTGGACAATTTCGGGAGTCAGAAGCGCGCGATTGTCGCGAACGCGTAAGACCGGACGTGCCAAACGACCACCGTCATTACAGATGCGAATTTCCATCGTTTTATAGTCGAATACAATTGAGGTGTAGATGTTGATGATACCGCGATACTTTTTGTTTTTCATATCGAGATACAAATCCATCGGGGTTTCGGTGACGCCGACCCAACATCCGTTGACAAACACCTTCACCTTATCATATAAGTCTACCGGATTCTCGACGCTATCGACGGAACGAATAAACGGAATCACATACTCATACAACGACGAACTGTTGGTGGGAATGGTGATATGCGTCATATAACTGATGTTTTTCACCACACCAATCGATTGACCTTCTGGCGTTTCGGCAGGACACAAGAACCCCCATGTGGTATTGTGTAATTTACGCGGAGCAATCAATTCACCACTTTTCTCCAAAGGCGTGTTGATACGACGCAAATGACTCAAACTCGCAACATAGGTTAACCGATTCAACACTTGCGCAACACCGACTTTGCTACTGTTGGATTGTTTAATACTGAAATCGCCAGTAGACAGCGCGCGATTAATACCGTTTTCAATCGTGGTTGATTTCATGATTTTGTAAATGTTTGTCATATTGATGATATTTTCATAATCTTCCATGGATTTCCATGAGCCGTTATTGATTTCGCGGACGACTTGTTTCTGCATTTCTTTGATGAGTTTGTTGAAATAATTACGGAACAAATTGTTGAGGAGTGTTCCGGTCAATTCAATACGTTTGTTCAAATACGAATCGCGGTCATCGGGGGGCAACCATCCCAAACTCGTCTCCAACAATTTCTTCGCCATCACGCCCAACAAATAAATCTTTTGTTGGGGAGTTTTACAGTGGGGGAACAAATCGTTGTTCAAGACATCGAGCGCAAACTCACGCTTCTTCTTTGCGCCCGTTTCGCGATCCATATTGATGGGGGTGAACGCAACCATCGTGATGATGTGTTTGAGTGCCTCCTCCTGTGTAGGGAACTTGTTTGCGTCGATGATGGATGCCTGTAGCGAATCCAACAATTCCGAGTATTTGGTATCGTGAATATTTAGCAAAATGAATTCGCAGATGGATTTGTCGCTAATGACACCCAACGCACGAAACAAGACGAACAATTCGACGGGTTGTTTGATACGGGGAACATTGACGAAAATACCGTGTCCGAATCCGTTGTTTTTGCTGGCAATCATCATATCGACTTGTTTCGGCGAAATACACTTGGAATCGGGTACGGATTTGATTTCCGCGAACCAGTTCCATTTGGTAGTGTTTTTGCCATCGAAACAGTAGATGCGGTTTTCGGCAGCGCGTTCTTGTCCCAACACGGTTTTCTCTGAACCTTTGATGATAAAATAGCCACCGCAATCCATAGGACACTCGCCGGTGAATGCCGAATGGATGTGTTTGTTTTGGGTAAGAACACACACGGACGATTTCAACATAATGGGCATTTTCCCGATATTGATTTTAGGCAATGTTTTTTCGATGATACGGGTTTGTTGCATGTTTTCGGTATTGCGAATGATGTATTGGATATGGACATCCACCGTCATTCCGGATGAATACGTGAAATTGCGCAACTTGGCTTCTTGGGGAAGCATCAGTTTAGTAGCACCGTTGTTTTCGTGAATTTGTGGAGGATACAACTTGAAATTGTCGAAAGAAACCACGATTTCCAACATATACATGCCTTCACTTTCCACGAAATCGTTTTCGGAACGAATGCGAACAGGATTGAACATCTGAATCGTTCGTTGGATTTGGAAATTGATGAAATGATTGTAAGACTCGATTTGATGTCTCACCAAACGCTCCAAATGCTGTGCTTCGAAATAGGATTCCAATAACACAAAGGGTTCATCAACGTATTCTCCGAGATGGTCGAGGACGTGTTTTCCGTCGTCGGTCTGGATACGTTGGATTTCATTTTCTATTTTTTTACGTAAATCTTCGAGAGTATTTCCCATGCCAACATCGTGCATGTTTTTGGTTAAAATATCCCGGATCAATTCCTCCTTTCTTTCTTTTGTCTGCGTATGAACGGCGACTTCATCAGCAATGATTTCCTTTAACATCTTGGTTGTTTCGGAATCGGTAGGGCGATGAGTGAACGCGGTTCTTTTCGGGATACGCAACATCGTTTTTTCACCAGTACGGAAAATCGAGTTGTGAACAATTGGGATATCTCTATCTCTACCATTCACTTGTTCAAACTCCTTCGAACAAAGTTCTCGGGAGTTTCCTCGAACTCCTTCCGCGGCCAAAGGCACTTGCGTTTCGTCGCGTCCGGAGTTTTTCACAGATTCAGAAGAAGTAGTAAGTTCGGATTGATACATTGTCGTAAATGTATGGTTTGTATTGAAGCGTAGTAAGTGTATAAAATGGCTTTATTATAATAGTAATGTTTGTTTATATCTTTTTCCATAAGTGTTTGTTTCAATCAATTTTATACAAACATTCATGACCTACATAAAATACAAGTTCTAAAAAAATATAAACGGCGTTTGTTATAGTATATACTATTACTATCTATTACGATGAATCGCTCAAAAAAGACGTTTGTACAATTCTTGGATGATTATCCGGTTGAGTATTGTCTTCGTCCTGCGGATTTTTTCAATATTATACATTTCGCCAATATAGATTATTCCAAAAACCAATATTCGGATGCGTATTGTGATACTTCGACGGATAAAACCATTATTTGGACGGCTACGCCAATCCATCGTAAACATCGACCATCTCCGATAAACACTGATATATTTGGATCATTCACCCCGCGCGCGTTTCATACCCCTCCCTTATCGGTAATACCTCCGGATTTCACTTTACCTGAAAAGTTCACTTTTTCGGATACACGTACTTTAGGGAAAGATTTGCGAACCGATAAAAAGGATTCACGGGCCGATAATAAAGATAGAGACACAAACAATCCAAATAAAGATACCATTACTGCCGGTAAACTGTCTATTCCGGATAATCCGATAACATCTACTAGTACTACCATACATGAAATCACTGATCCGATAAATACAATTGCCGATATGATTGAGATTATTGACAAGTATGATGTATCATTGAGATACAATATCGACGTGAAACTACTCTCGAATATTCGCAAAGAACTCGTGGATTTAGACGGAATGATTGGAATGGAAACTCTGAAACAATCGGTATTCAACCAATTGGTGTATTTTATACAAGGATTCCATTTAGGAGAAGAAGCGGGCGATCAAATACGAGGAGATTTCAAGCATACTGTCATATATGGTCCACCGGGAACGGGGAAAACGGAAGTGGCGAAAATCATCGGTCGCATGTATGCAAATTTAGGCGTTTTGAAAAAGGGGGTATTTAAGAAAGTAACACGCAACGATTTGGTGGCGGGATATTTAGGACAAACCGCGATTAAAACCAAAAACGCGATTACGGATTGTTTAGGCGGAGTATTGTTTATTGATGAAGCATATTCACTCTCGAATTCCAACGATTTAGACAGTTTTTCGAAGGAATGTTTAGACACGTTGTGTGAATCGTTGAGCGATCATAAAGCGGATTTAATGGTGATAATTGCCGGATACGAAGAAGACCTCGAACAACATTTTTTCACGGCAAATCGCGGATTGGATTCACGATTTGTATGGCGGTTTAAGATTGATTCGTATACTTCGACGGAACTTGCGGGTATTTTTCAAAAGAAAATCCGAGAGTCGGGATGGAAAACGGAATCGGATACAGTGATTGAACCAAAATGGTTCGAACAACACAAAGAAACATTTCGACATTTCGGAAGAGATATGGAGATGTTGTTTTTATATACGAAAATATCCCATTCACGCCGTGTATTTGGAAAACCTACGGAAATTCACCGTACTCTCACAAAACCCGATATTGAAAAAGGATATGAATTGTTTTTGAAAAACGCGAAACCGATAAAGGAAAATATGACGCGCAAAATATTTGAATCAATGTATGTGTAAACTTTTTCGAAGTCACCTGATTGACCTTGCGTAGAAGACCACGCGTAAATATAAAAATAGTAAAATATATGAATGAGTGAAAAAAAAACGATACAAATAAATCCGGAACTATTTCGTTTTACCACTACGAATAAAACACGAAAAAAACGCGACGAATCAAATAAACCGATTAAAATCAAAACATCGACAAAACCCGTCAGTTCTAAAACCGTGCGAAATCGACTCTTGAAATACATTCGACAGCAACAAGATACCAATTATAAACAACAGTTCTCGTCTACCCCAAATCAAATAATACCAAAACCGACGAGTACTACTGGTTCAAATGAGTCCGGTTTCGAGAGTGATTTCGAAGATTCACTAAAGTATTTGTCTTCTATCGCCGAAAAAAACCAAAACGCCATTTCTCCCGAATACAAACGACGACATAATGCAACATTGCGTCAATTGCCTCCGACTACCGAGTCATTATTGTATGGTTCGACTCTCGGTAATACAGCGTTTGATACGAATGTGGGACTCGAATTGCCAGATGTATTTAATGATGTTGCGCCTTCTTCTACTACAGAAAGTCCGATGCTTCTTCAGCGCTCGCCTCATCCGGCCATTCCTAAATATGGTTGTTTAAAAAACGGCGCGCTTCCTACCTATCGTATGTGGAAAAACCAAACGTTACGTGCTCCTCCTATTTCAACACCTGGTCCTACATCGATGAGGGGTACAAATATCGTCCCGAACCCATTATTGTCGAAACCTTCTTATCCAGGTATAACTGTTGTTGGGGGTACACGCGAAGCCACCTTTGGTCGAAGCGACGCCACCTTTGGTCGAAGCGACGCCACCTTTGGTCGAAGCGACGCCACCTTTGGTCGAAGCGACGCCACCTTTGGTCGAAGCGACGCGATTCGAAGCGAAGCGACTCCCAACAACATGTTTGGATCTGGTTCTGGTTCTGGGTCTGGTTCTTCGCGCGAATCCGAATTGTTGGAAATGAAGAAACAATACGAACGTAAAAAGACGATGGACCAACGTCCCCGCCCGAAAAATTTGTTCCGAAAACTAAAACAAAAACGTACATTGAGACGAACGTATCGTGTAGGAAAATCCAAACATTATCCGAGAGTAGGTGTGCTCGTTTCCAACAAAACATTGCGTAAACAAATAACTACCAAAGCCCAATTATTAAAACAGGTGCCAATGGAAGAAGTGAAGAAAACATTGATAAAAAAAGGGTTGATTAAGGTGGGTTCTACGGCACCAACGGATGTGTTGCGTAAAATGTATGAATCCGTTTCACTAGTTTGTGGAGATATACAGAATCATAACCCTGATAATTTATTGTATAATTATTTGAATGGAGGAGACGCATAATGCGTGATAGGGAGACGCATAATGCGTGATAGTGAGACGCGTAATGCGTGATAGTGAGACGCGTAATGCGTGATAGTGAGACGCGTAATGCGTGATAGTGAGACGCATAATGCGTGATAGTGAGACGCATAATGTGTGATATTATTGTTTATGATTTTATATATCGTTTATTATGCTGCGCCAGGGTATTCAAAGATAATATATATAAATACGCCAACAAGACACATAATTAATAACAAGAGACATCTCTTACATATATGCGATTCTTCTACGTTATTTCGACTTAGAATTTGGAACTGGTCTTGTTGAGAGAGAGGTTCGGCTACAACCACAATAGGTTGTCCTGTAAGGTCCAAATTAATCGGTTCGGCTCTTACCGGCTGTATATGTGTGCGAACATAATAACGATAATTATCGGGATCGTGAATGGTTTCTGTACGGATTGCGGGTCCGCCCGTTTCAATATCGCAATACCATCCATATTCTTGTATAGGTGTCGAAGCGGAAGTCGAGCGCGATCTAGATTTCGGCATGATATAATTCGTATTCGAAAATAGTTTGAAAGAGTTTACATAAAGTTGTGTTGTTGTATTTGTATAGTTTTTGTGTTATACATATACGTGATGTACATGGAAAATCAATTTTGTATAATTATATAAACACTTTTCGAGAGTATATTCTATCTACTATACTCTCGAAATTATTGAAATCCAATAAAATCCGACCGAAAAATCCAAACGAAAAATCCAAACGAAAAATCCAAACGATATGTCATCTATCCCTACACAATCCATCTATCGCGATTATTTCCAACTTACCGAAGAATATAGTCAAAAATATGGACGCAATACCTTTATTTTAATGCAAGTGGGCGCCTTTTTCGAAATGTATGGAATCAAACCCAACGATTCGTCGGCATCGGCATCATCGTATATTCGAAGCGAAATCGACGCCTTTTCCCAAATATGTAATTTGACCATATCCGATAAGAAAATCACCTTCGAGGGCGGAGGCGTGTTTATGGCGGGGTTTCGCGATTATACTCTCGACAAATACATCCCAAAGATTACGGAGGCGGGATATACGGCGGTGGTGTTTGTCCAGGAATCGGACGCAACGGGGAAATGTGCGTTTCGTCGTGTATTGGATTCGGTCTATTCACCAGGTACGTGTATTTCGTATGATACAGAAACATCGGCACAAATCACCAACAATATAATGTGTATTTGGATGGAAACACATATGCCCGTATTACAGCGTAGTACTGCGCCGGTAGGTGAACGGGCGCGCGAAACATTGATATACGGAGTCGCGGTCGCCAATATATTTACGGGAAAAACGTCGATTTTCGAACACCAAACACAGATGAATATGTCGCCCACTACCTTTGATGAACTCGAACGGTATGTCTCGGTATATGCTCCAAGTGAAGTGATTGTCATTTCGCCGTTTGATAGAGCACAAGTCGACCGTATTTTACAATTTTCGGGAGTAAATAGCAACAGTGTTCATTGCGTCGACTCTCGAAATCTACAAAATACAACCGTTCAAAACTGTATGAAACAAAAATACATCCGTCATATCTTCGCCACCTTTTACACTGAAGAAACGTATGATGTATGTAGCGAATTTCAGACATATTCAATCGCGACTCAATCGTTTTGTTTTTTATTGAATTTCATACAAGAACATAACCCGAATTTAGTGCGCAATATCGATATTCCTACCATAAACAACACGTCATCCAGAATGTTGTTGGCGAATCATACTCTCAAACAATTGAATATTATTGACAATACCGAGAGTCGAAGTGCCGGAACGTTTTCCTCGGTATCTACGTTTCTAAACAAATGTGCTACCGCGATTGGGCGCAGGCAATTTTATACACAACTTGCGAATCCCGTATTTGATGAAGCGTGGTTACAGCGTGAGTATAGTATGATTCAAACTATGTTGACTCCCGATAATTACGCGATGGTAGAACCTTTTCGGAAATCGTTGCGTGATATCTGCGACATTGAAAAACTGATGCGACAATTGACTGTGCGTAAAATATACCCGGCGTCTATTTATCGTTTATGGGTAAGTATTCGAACAGTACAACAATTCAACGCGTGTTTGTTTGAAAATGTCCAATTCACGAATTATTTATGTTCGGGTTTTTCCGGGTCAGGGGTTTCTGGAAACAATGGATTCCAGGGTTCTCCGTATGAATATATCGAGAGTATTTCGGCGTCTGTATTGTCGACGATAGAAAGGCATGTTATCGTTGCGGATTGTCGAGGAACACAAGGGTTTGAACGAAACATTATACGTCCAGGTGTCTCGACCGTATTGGATGATATGTTGAAGAAACAAACCGAGAATATGGAATTGTTTAGCAATATTCGAGATTCATTGAACGCGATTGTTCGGACATGTGAGAAAAACGCGGATTTAGATTACGTGAAAATCCACGAAACGGAAAAATCGGGAGTATCTTTACAAATTACCAAAAAACGGGGGGCGATTCTCAAGAAATACTTTAGCGAAAATCCCCAACGAATGATTTCACTCCCGAATTCTACCAAAACATATTCCGCGAAAGATGTCCATTTAGTTTCGGCATCGTCTACTACCGACGAAATCGAGTTTCCTTTATTAACTACCGTTTGTCGTGAATTATTGAGTGTGAAACAACGACTCTCGGAAATTATCGAAAAAGTATACACCGATTTCCTGAAAGAATTCGAAACCGAATGTTATCGACATTTAGAACATTTGAGTAATTATATTGCCAAATTTGATATTTTGATTACCAAAACCTATTTAGCAAAAACCTACAACTATTGTTGTCCCGAAATCGCGACCGAACCCGAACAAGCATCGTTTGTAGAAGCGTCGGGTTTGCGACACTGTTTAATCGAACATATCCAACAAAACGAACTCTATGTGTCCAACAACATTACTTTAGGAAAAAACGAAACCGGTATTTTGTTGTATGGAACCAACGCGGTCGGAAAAACGAGTCTGATTCGTGCGCTGGGTATTGCGGTGATTATGGCGCAAGCCGGAATGTTTGTTCCGTGTTCGCGATTTGTATACAAACCCTATACCGCCATATTTTCCCGTATTTTAGGAAACGACAATTTATTCAAAGGACTCTCTACCTTTGCGGTAGAAATGTCGGAATTGCGTATGATTCTGAAGATGTCGGACGCACGTAGTTTGGTATTAGGCGATGAATTGTGTTCTGGCACCGAAACGGAATCGGCACTTAGTATTTTTATGGCGGGGTTGTGCGATTTACACGAGAAACATGCGTCGTTTTTATTCGCGACACATTTCCACGAAATAATGAAGATGGACGAGATGAATGAATTGTCGAGAGTGAAGACGAAACATATGGCGGTTCATTATGATCGCGAATTGGATTGTTTAGTGTATGATCGCAAATTGTTGGATGGACCGGGGAATCGAATGTATGGTTTAGAAGTGTGTAAATCGCTCCATCTTCCCACGGATTTTTTAGAGAAGGCGTATTCGATTCGTGGAAAATATTTTCCGGAAACCAAAGGCGAACTTTCCAGTCCACCATCCAAAGCCTACAACGCAAACAAAATTCGCGGAAAATGTGAAATGTGTTTAACCGAAATAGGCGAAGAAACGCATCATTTACAAGAACAACATTTAGCAAATGCCGATGGATATATTGGCGAATTCCACAAAAATCACGCAGCGAATTTAATGAGTTTATGTGGAAAATGCCACGACCTACTTCACGCTACACATGACGAGACTCCAGAAGAAACCAATACGAACACGTCTGTAGTAAAAAAAGAAACGAAACGCGTCATTCGCAAGAAAACGACAAAAGGGTATTCCGTGTTTGTAGAGAACACACCAATGAAATAAAATTATACATACTCTCGAAATAATATAAATATGTACTGATTGATATTGTATTTATTGTAGTTATGATATCTTTTGAAAGTGCAACCAATATACCGAAGAATATATCCGAAAAAATCCACAAGGAAACAGTGTGTTCTATTGCGAATCCTCAAACATCCAGGTCTTGTATTATCGTCGATTGTAAAGCGTATCAAGGAATTGTCCGAAAATATGAAATTCAATCGATTATTGATTCGTATCGGGTATACGACACGTCCAACACCATTTACATTTTTTTGGTAACAGATACATGCGAAACGGACTATAATATACCACCACACGTCCGATTATACCGCACAAGTCTGTTGGCGTCGAAAAAACAACCGAATGAATATCTATTGCCTTATATTTGGGAAGGTATTTCACCCGCGTTTTCGCCATTACCGCGCACAGAGAAACCAACCATTGGGTTTTGTGGACTTGTATCGCACTATCGTGTAAAGACGTTGATTGAATTTCAGCAAGACATCCGTTTCACTACCAATTATATTATTCGTGAACAATTTTGGGGAGGCAGTCCACATCATCCTACAATCGTCAGCGATTTTGAGACAAATATGAAAGCAACACATTTCAATATATGTAATCGCGGCGCCGGTAATTTCTCGATGCGATTTTATCAAACATTGTCTGCTGGACGAATCCCGATATTGTTAAACACGGATATGGAGTTGCCATTTATGAATGAAATCAATTGGAAGAAGTATATTGTGTTTGCCGATACGGAAAAAGAACTTGTCGAAAATACGTGGATTTTCTGGAATACACGAAACATTTCTGACGCACAAACCAAATGTAAAGAAATATACGAAACCTATTTTGCTGGAACTCGGTATTTAGATAGAGTGTTTGCTGAAGCCATCGCGGAAAAAGGATAGACGTAAACTCTTTTAAACTCTTAAAGGCACTGACGTTATGCCAAAGGCACTTACGTTTTGCCAAAGGCACTTACGTTATGTGTTCTCCGGATTTCTTCGAAATACATTACATACCATATGTATCATATATGTTATGTATAATACTATGTGTGACTGAAATGTACACGATAATAAAATTCATCAATAGGTATTCTGGCGCATGTAAATATATGTTTATAATAACTTGAAGCATTATATTCACCCGGATATTTTATATTGTATCCTAATATTTCGGAATAGACTCCCTCTGCCCATCGAGTGCTTCCATTTTTGTTTCTTACCGAATACATCACATACGGAAATTCACGAACAAGATGACATACATTGTTTTGTTCCAAATGGAATTTGATGAGTTTTTCTAAATTCCAATCCTCTTTTTGTATCATTTTCATAAAATACTCATTCGATCTAAGAACCATATTCGTTAATATATTCAAATAGGACTCGATATGGTTTCGCGATAAAACAACGTGCCTGTCCGTATAACCGCCATAATGTTCACCATTCGGAACCCATATATATTTTTCATTCATAAGTGCTAATTTCGGATGAGGCAACTGATAGATATAGTCACTTCTAGTAATAATAAATCTATCATACTTATTCAATAGATCATTTTCGAGTAGATTTTTCAACAGAAACCATCTAAAAAATATCAATATTCCAGCAGAACCCGCATGTTGGTGGGTATCGTCTTTTATTCCCCCTAAAAATTGGTCTTTCACTTTCAAAAATTCGCGCCAGTGTAAATGCTTTTTATACGTAATGACGTTTGGTTGGATAACTAATCGATTATCGGTACGATTTACTCCGTATACTTGTGATTTCCACGCGGGATCTGGAAAATTATCCGAGTGTATTACAATTTCATCATCGTTCATATCTTCGATGTTTTTGATATTATTGATATATCCGTGATACGTGATATTTTGAGTCCATTGTTTCGGCGTTTGTATTTTTCCGTATAAACTATTTACGTTTTCGAGTTTCTCATATTTCGAATTCGTCGACAAAATACTATTATATGCGTATTCGAAGGCATCTCCGAAATCATCTGGCTCATCATACGTAAATCTATATTTTGCTAATGTGTAAAATGGATTGTTGTAATCATAATCTGGTTTTACACCAACACATACACATAAATCGGCGTTTAATTCATCTATGACGTTTTTTTTGAAATTATTGAATGTCAATTCGTGTGCTCTAGTTTCAGATAAGATGATAACAAGAGTATTCATTCTTTTGTATATCTTCACATGGATTAATAATACATTTTATATTTTCATATGATACGCAATTTACTACGTCTAGTGGACTCCGTAAATAGCTAGAAAATAATTTCACAAAACTATTTTATATAATGGAATCTAACCGAGACAATGAATCCAACCGAGACAATGAATCCAACCGAGACAATGAATCCAACCGAGACAATGAATCCAACCGAGACAATTATGATTTCCGTAAAGATTGTGAATTCTATTGTGTCTCTTATAATTCGCCCGAACGAGCCAAGCAAATGACCGACCGTTTCGCGAAAATGGATATTTCACTCAATATTCATACGGGAGTTCAGATGGATGATCCACGGTTAGCATATACAAACGACATCGCGCGAAAACGAGTGAATAGTGTTTTTTATGGACATATCGACAATTTAGCGAATTTCTACAAAACCGGTAAAAAATACGGATTTACGTCTGAAGACGACGTTCATATCAGCAAAGAGTTGGCGAATCGTCTACCGACTATTATTCGCGATTTTGAAACAATGAAATTGGACGTATTGTTGTTGGGGTATATGACGTTGTATCCAATCAAAGATTGGTGGACGGGATATCATTTCAAGTTCCCATATGATGAAAATCGAGAGTATCAATACCATTGGTATCCGGATAATCAATGGGGGATTCATTTAGCGATGTTTTCGAGAGATTATGCCAAACGTATCTTGGACACTTTCACCGACGATTACGCCGAACGTGCCCTTCATGATCCCTCTATGCGTCCACCGAATCCAGATTGGTCACTAACAAAACACACTTCCGAACGTGCCCTAATGTATCCTATGATGGCAGTAGAAGACGGAAAAGGACACTACGACCATTATGGACAGGGAGAGTATCACCGGAATAGTCACAAAGCCAATTACAATCCCGATACATTTTACTAGAATGGTTGTCAATGTTGTGTTATATTTCTATATGACACAACATCCAAAAATATGTATGAATGAATCTACCAAACTTTCATCTATGGACAGTTTCCGTAACATTTGCCCATATGTGTATAATAGTCGCGATTGCGCACACGTAGGTCGCCATAGTTTGCTTTTTGTGTTGGACCATTTTCGTTTCCGGCAACGCATTTCGATCCTCCGAGTAAAACACAACATGACGTACTAGCACATACATCTTTGTCTAGAGAGTTACATTTGTTCTCGATTTCAAATGGTGATTTTTGGTCCGCTTCGCAAAATCCGACTTGTTTAAACGCGTTTGTATATTCCGCCATGGTTGGCAAATGACTCGTTCTGCTCAAATAGACACTATCTTCGTATTTCGGGACATAGGTGCCTGCTCCAAACGTGTAGGAACCTGGAGTATAATAGGTGATATCTCCTTGTATTTCGGTTCTCGGTAATGTGACTAAATTGCCGTCTTTATCCAACACCGTAATAGCCCCAAATGTGTCGTCGCCAGTATCGTTTTTCTTTGCCAAATCTTCGGCGGATTCGTGAAAGGTTACGTCCAAATTATTACTAATATCGCGGTAATCTTGACTATATTTGAAAGACCCGTCTTTTGTAATCAGATTCGGATTGTCGATGTATCCATCCAAAAAACTCCCGTTTTGTGGGAGAGTCTTTGGGATTTTGCCATAGGGTAAAAATTGGAGAGTATTCGGTTTCCAAATATTAGAAGATTTA